TGGTTATAATGAAGGAATACCTGTCCACAGACATCACCCTCAAAAGGTTCTCTCCAATGCTCTAATTCACATCCACTATATACTAGCATATCGCCTACTTCAAGCAAGACTTTCGTACCTTTGGGTGCATTAGGCTTATGTATGTTTTTACGCTCGTCTATGACGCTGTCAGCCCCCGTGCCGTCGATAAATATGGGCCATGGATCTCCACCAAGGTTTAATGTGGTGGATATCTCACAAGAGGGTCTGTCCTTATGTCTTTTTAATTCGTCACCTTTCTTGTATATTCTGGCGTATGAATATGTTGGAACCAAATTTAATCCTGTCTCTTTTGCCATCACAGGTAACATTTTTACTAACAATGTCTCCATGGCAAAATCAGCGTAGTGTGAATATGTGTTTGGTATCTGTTGATCTGTCCAGGTTCCTAAAACGCCTGTATCGTAAGTTATGTTATTGTCATACATAAATCTAACGGCATCTCGTTTTAATAAAAAATAATTAAATACAAAATTAGCCAACTCGTATGATACAGCACCTTTGATTACTTGATATTTATTAAAAGCCATGTTGTATAAAATTAAAACTTACTGATATTCTTATATCATTAGATAGATTAGGTTCAACACTATGCCAAAGATAAAACGGAAACATAATTATTCTACCCTCAACAGGTTCTAAATGTACTTCTCTCCATAAATGTTTAGGTGGTTTATTTGGTTTTCTAGTAGGCATGTTTAGTTGAACTCCTGGTCTCGGGTCATTACAGACTAGATTACCTGATTCTTTTGGAGCCTTTATGTAATATACTCCACTAAACAAACTATTAGGGTGTATGTGTGGAGCATTAGACCCACCTGGTGGATTTATATTAGCCCACATATTACCTAACACAGGTTCTCGATCTAGCCATTCTTCTTTGTATATTTCAAATTGCATTTTAAATAATTCATCCACTAAGGGTTTAAATACTGGCATCTTATGCATCTCTGTTGTAGAGTGCCAACCATTACGATTTGTTTTCTTAACACCAGGGTCTCGTTTAGACCATTCAACAATTTCATTTGCAAAAAGTTGATTGTCTAATTTTACATCCTTACCATATATGGTTGTTGGAAAAAATTGTTCTTTGATCATCTAAAAGGTTTGCCTCCAAACCAGACAACAAGTGATTGTCTGACACCACGTGTCACTGGTTGCACTCTATGATTTAGAAAAGATGCAAACATAATAGCATGACCTTGTTTTAGTTCTCCAAATTTACCTGGCGACATTAGTTCTAAATGACCTCCCTCAAATTCTGACGGATCGTTTAATAAAAGAGTCATCGATATCTTTCTAACAGGTGGTTCGTGTTGCATGTTTACATCACAATCCATATGCCAATCATAGAATCCTCCTTCTGGATATTCTGTAAACTGTGCGTTCTCTGTGACCTGTATGTCTCCAAATCCAAAATGATTCTCGTTTGCCTTTTGTATAAAATTATTAAGATCACGATACATGTGTTCCATTTCTTTAAATGGTATCCAAGATATCGTAGTCACTCTTTTCTTTGTGTCTGTGCCCCCTCCTGGTTTACCCATACCTACCTGTGCGGTCTCTGGTTTTTGTCTTCTTCCACATTCAATAATCTCTCTACATTGATCTGGTGTAAACAATGGTGTCGTTGTTTGCACTATCCAACTCTTCCATTTTGGCTCTGTGATAAGTCTATTTTCGTACATTAATTTACTCCTCTATTTTTAATCGGGTTATATTCAACATCCATGTTTGCAGCGAGTGTTCTTCTCCAGCCAGGTCCATTAAACGGATATACGCAGTGTCTCATGTCATATGGAAAAATATAAAAATCTCTTTCTTTTACGTCTGGTTGATAATCCACATTTGCAAACTGACCAGAAGTTGAACCTAATATCTGTAACCTACCATTCTGTGGTGAGTCTGCTGCAGAATATTCTACACCATAAGAGGGTGGTAATTTTAAAATCATGACACTTGATAAACCTGTGAACAATGATCCTTGATGCACGTGCACTGGATTGTATTCATGTTCAAACATTGTGTTAACCCATACAGAATTAAAATGTAATTGATATTCTCTAACCTTGTTCCAGTCTAAATAGTGGCGAAACTTTTGTTCAAACCATTGTAACACGTTTGTTGGAAGATAATTATGTCTAGTCATTTTATTAGTATTCTCACCATTAAAAAACAAACTATGTTCTTTTTCTATTTTACCAACTAATTGTTTGTTAGCAGGTTTTAGTTCTGGATACTTTGTTTCATAGATGTCATTAATAATATTGTACACATCTAAAGGCACCTGATATTTTAATACCGATTGACCTAAAAATACAAAATTAAAATTTGATGTGTCCATATTTCTGTCTAATCCTTTCTGGGATTTTTTCTATATAAGGGTTATATACTTTTCTTATCGGTCCATCAAATAGTTTATGCATGTTGCTACCAACTATCTTATCGTCATAAGATAAACCGTTAACTTTTACTTGATCTAAGTTATCAAACCTATGGTTAAAATAAGGCTCATCTAAAAACTTGTATATTTTTTTAAACTCATGTTCTGGTTGTTTTACTAAATCATCATATTTAACAAAGTGGCATATATCTGGATAATTAAATGCATTCTTGATTGCCTCTAGATCTTTTGCAACAGCACCTTTAGTATTCATAATCATACCCAATTTTTCCTCATCATTTTTTAAATTATATCTATTAATAAAAGAGTCAGGATTTTCTGTATACCATTGCATGTAACTCGCCAACACATCCATAAGATCCCTAAGTAGCACGATACATTTAAATGGTCGTTTAAAATGTTTTTGCATCAATTGAAAATTACCAGGTGTCATGACTGGACCACGATCAATTATTATTCTCTGTGGCCAGTCCTTATAATAAGTATCATATACCATATCCAATACGTTATCCAAAGATCTGTGATCTGGATAGTTTTGAAACACATCTGTCTGTTTTAATAAAAACAAATCTTTCATTATCTCTAGTGTAATAGAGTTTGGTGTTGCTGCTATCTCAGGATTTTGATTCATAACACTTGCAAATAAAGTATTACCTGATCTTGGCAATGCAACTAAAAAGAATAGTTGTTTATTTTTCTTTGGCTCCGAGGTCACTGGTTAATTGTTCTTTCTTGTTGTAAATCATCTCTCCTGATTTTTTAACTCTTTCTATTGTTTTTAATTGACCTAACACATTAAATATTTCTGGCTGTGAAGAACCAGATGACAATGTCTCTGCCTTATTTTTCATAATGTGATGATAGGATTCTAACTGATGTCTGTTAACATCTTTGGTATCAAATGACCCATCATCAAATTCTTTCTTTAATGCAGACCATAGTTTAATCTCTCTCATACGGTCTCTAGCTACAAGTTGCATATTAGCAAGACCATATCTAGCTTCATCTAAATCTATTTTATATTTTTCTAATTTGTATTCGTCTTGTTCGGTTTCTATTTTTTTTTCTAACCATTTAACTTTGGCCTCACTTCTTCTACAATCAAATGATAGACTCATTAGATTTTCTAAAAATACATTCTGTTCTCTAACACACTGCCAATATTTTGCGGCCTTTGTCGGATATTTCATATCCTGAAGTACAGACATTCTCATCTCTGTCTCTGTTCTAAAAACCTGTTTCTTGGTCCATGTGTCACGAAGCTCGGCTGTCATAGCCTTAAACTCTTTCACATCTTC